GAGAAGCTGGAAAAAGAACTGATCGCCGAACAGGTGCCCGAAAAATTACGCACCTTGATGCTGAACGACCTGGTCGATTCGGCCACGCTGCGCCACGCCGTATTCCAGCGCGGGTGCTACCCCGAGAACACGCCCATCTCAAACTACGACCCGCAGTTCGTGGCGGGCAGCCTGGTAGCCTCTTGGGATAAGTGGTATCGGTTCATTTGTGAAAACGGCGATATTCCGTTTTGATTTTGAAAGGAGAAGTATTTATGTCTTACGAAACTGTTGCTGTAAGCGACCGTGCCTTTGGCTGGGACGATGAGATCAAAAACGATGGTCCCGACTTTGTGCTGCTGCCCGAGGGCGACTATCTGTTCACCGTGACCGGGTTTGAACGCGCCCGTTACGAGGGCGGTACCAAGCTGCCGCCCTGCTCGATGGCCAAGCTGACCATCCGCATCCACGGCGGCGACAAGGGCGAGACCAGCGTGACCCACCGCCTGTATCTGCACTCCCGCTGCGAGGGGCTGCTCTGCGCCTTCTTTGAGAGCATCGGCCAGCGCAAACACGGCGAACCGCTGCGCCCGCGCTGGGATGAACTGGTCGGTGCGCAGGGCATGGCCCACGTGGGTGTGCGGGAGTACACCAAACAGAGCGGTCCCAACGCCGGACAAACCGGCCAGGCCAACGAGATCACCCGTTTTCTGCCGCCGCCGGAGCCGACCGCCGCCCCGCAGCAGTCTTGGGCACAGGGGGCGTTTTAAATGGAGCTGCGCCCTTATCAGAAAGCGGCGCGGCAGGCCATCCATACGCAATGGAACAGCGGGGTGCAGCGCACCCTGCTTGTTTTGCCTACGGGCACCGGCAAGACCATCGTGTTTGCCGCCGTTGTGGAGGATGCCGTTCGTGCCGGGCGGCGGGTACTTATTTTAGCCCACCGCGGGGAACTGCTGGACCAGGCCGCCGACAAGATCCGCCGCAGCACGGGCCTGGCCAGTGCTGTGGAAAAAGCCGAGAGCAGCTGCCTGGGCAGCTGGTACCGCGTGGTGGTCGGCAGTGTGCAGAGTTTACAGCGGCCGCAGCGGCTGGAACCGTTCCCGCATGACTACTTTGGTACCATCGTCATCGATGAAGCCCACCATGCCATCACTGACGGCTACCGCCGTGTACTGGATTGGTTCCCCGAAGCCGACGTGCTGGGCGTGACCGCCACGCCGGACCGCGGCGACATGCGCAACCTGGGCGAGGTGTTCGGCAGCCTGGCGTATGAGTACAAGCTGACCGAGGCAATTCGGGATGGATTTTTGTGCCGCATCCTGGCACAGACCCTCCCGCTGCAGCTGGATATCTCCACCGTGGGCATGAGCGGCGGTGACTACGCCGTGGGCGAGCTGGGCGGTGCGCTGGACCCGTACCTTGACCAGATCGCCGCCGAGATGGCCCGCTATTGTAAGGACCGTAAGACCGTTGTGTTTCTGCCGCTTATCAAGACGAGTCAGAAATTCAGGGATATCCTGAACGCCCATGGCTTTAACTCTGCCGAGGTCAACGGCCAGAGCGCCGACCGCGCCGAGGTGCTGGCGGATTTTGAGGCAGGGAAGTACAACGTCCTTTGCAACTCGATGCTGTTGACCGAGGGCTGGGATTGCCCCAGCGTGGATTGCGTGGTGGTGCTGCGGCCAACCAAGGTGCGCAGCCTATACAGCCAGATGGTGGGACGCGGCACGCGGCTGTCCCCCGGCAAGAAAGATTTACTGCTGCTCGATTTTTTGTGGCTGACCGACCGCCACGAGCTGTGCCGCCCCGCAGACCTGATCTGTGAGGACCGCGCCGTGGCCCAGCAGATGACGGATAACCTGGCCGCGGCCGCCTGCCCCGAGGATATCGAGGATGCCGCTAAGCAGGCCGGTGAGGACGTTGTGGCCCAGCGGGAGGAAGCCCTTGCCAAGCAGCTGGCCGAGCAGCGCCGCAAGCGTGCCCGGCTGGTGGACCCGCTGCAATACGAAATGAGCATCCAGGCCGAGGACCTGACCGGCTACGTGCCCGCCTTTGGCTGGGAGAGCAGCCCGCCCACCGCCGAGCAGCTGACCGCGCTGGAAAAGCTGGGCATCCAGCCCGACGGCGTGGACAGCGCCGGCAAGGCCGGGCTGCTGCTGGACCGCCTGGCCAAGCGCCGGGACGAGGGCCTGACGACACCCAAGCAGATCCGCTGCCTGGAGCGATACGGCTTTACCCATGTGGGCACCTGGAGTTTTGACGCTGCCAAGAACATGATCGACCGCATTGCCGTTGCCGGGTGGCGCGGCGCACCGCGCGGTATCGACCCCAAAACCTATACGCCGTAAAGGACAAGTATGGAAAACCAAGACCTATTAGAAGCATTGGATTTTTTGGACCCCGGCACCCTGACCTACGAGGAATGGACCATCGTGGGCATGGGCTTAAAGCAGGCCGGATACCCGGTAACAAGTTGGGAGCAGTGGAGTGCCCGCGATGGTGGCCGATACCACCGGGGCGAATGTGCCCGCAAATGGGGCAGCTTCCACGGCAATGCCAACCCTGTGACCGAAAACAGCATCTTCAAGCTGGCCCGCGACCATGGCTGGGGCGGCCCCGCCGGGCATGCCCTGGATTGGAACGATGTCATCGACGCGCCTGCCGCCAAAACCGAGGGCCGGGTCGTAGACCCCCACTGGCTGGAAGTGCAGGAATTGGCTATCCCCGCCGATTGGGACCCCGCCGACCAGCTGGTGCGCTATCTGCAAGCATTGTTTGAGCCGGAGGAACATGTTGCTTACGTAACGGAAAGCTATCTGCGGGACGACCGCTATGCCCCCACCAAAGGCTGCTGGGACCGAACCGCCTGGCAGCTGATCGAGGAACTGCGCCACTACCATAACATCCATGCCGTGGTGGGGGATTGCAGCCCCGAGGCCGGTGCCTGGATCTGCTTTAACCCCGTGGACGGCAACGGCCGCAGCAACGACAACGTGACCGACTACCGCTATGCGCTAGTCGAGTGCGACAACATGGAGCTGGAAAAGCAGCAGGCCATCATCCGTCAATTGGAGCTGCCCTGCGCGGCGCTGGTTTACAGCGGCGGCAAAAGCCTGCATGCCATCGTGCGGGTGGGCGCGCCCGATTATGCCGAGTACCGTAAACGGGTGGATTACCTGTATACCGTCTGCCAGAAAAACGGCCTGACGCTGGACCAGCAGAACCGCAACCCCAGCCGCCTGTCACGCATGCCGGGCATTGTGCGCGGAGGAAAAAAACAATATTTGTTGGCAACAAACCTGGGCAAAGCCTGCTGGGAGGAGTGGCGCGATTGGGTGGAAGCCTGCACCGATGACCTGCCGGATACTGAGTGCATGGCCGATGTCTGGGGCGCGCTACCGCCGCTGGCCGACCCGCTAATCGAGAACGTGCTGCGCAAAGGCCACAAGCTGCTGTTGGCTGGCCCCAGCAAGGCAGGCAAGAGTTTCGCGCTGATCGAGTTGTGCATCTGCATTGCCGAGGGCAAGCCCTGGCTGGGACGGTTCAACTGTGCACAGGGCAAGGTGCTGTACATCAACCTGGAACTGGACCGAGCCTCCTGCCTGCACCGCTTCAAGGATGTGTACGATGCCCTGGGCTATCCGCCCGACCACGTGGGCAGCATCGACGTGTGGAACCTGCGCGGTGCCTCAGTGCCCATGGACAAGCTGGCCCCGCGGCTGATCCGCCGGGCGGCGAAAAAGGGGTATCTGGCCGTGATGCTGGACCCCATCTACAAAGTCATCACCGGCGACGAGAACAGCGCCGACCAGATGGCCAAGTTCTGCAACCAGTTCGACCTGGTCTGCCGGGAGTTGGAGTGCGCCGTCATCTACTGCCACCACCATTCCAAGGGCTTGCAAGGCGGCAAAAAGTCGATGGACCGCGCCAGCGGTTCCGGTGTGTTCGCCCGCGACCCCGACGCCATGCTGGACATGACCGAACTGACCCCGACCGATGCCATCCGCGACCAGTTGCACAATAAAGCCGCCTGCGCTGCCTGCCGGGAACTGCTGGACACCCACGGCCACGGCGATGCCTACAGCCAGGACGATGCTTGCAGCCGCAGCCGCATGCTGGAGATCGCCAAAGAACACCTGGGCCTGGCCGATCTGCGGGCGCTGGATGCCACGATCGCTGACCGTAAGAAGCACGCCGACGGCATGACCGCCTGGCGCATCGAGGGCACGCTACGCGAATTTGCCCGGTTTGAGCCGGTCAACCTGTGGTTCGACTATCCCATCCACAAGTTGGATACCGGCCTGCTGGAGGATCTACAGCCGGATGCCGACCCGCGCACAACGGGCCGCGCCGGTGCTGCCAAGCGCTGGGGACAGGGAAAAGCCGACAAAACCAAAAAGAGCAGCCAGGAACTTTCGACCGCCTTTGAGGCCTGCATCATGGATGGGGAAGTAACGATCTACGCCATGGCCGAGTACATGGACCTGAAGCCACGAACCGTAAAAAGCCGCCTGAAAGCCGACGGTGGGTACTGGATCGACGGCGAAAAAGTAGGCCGAAAAGAGCCCGGCAGCAGGGGATAAAATATACATCCTGTATATTTTGTAAAATACATTTCGTTATAATTTTGCAGTTATAGGCCTATAAACGACTGAACGTCACGACTGCAAAATTGCAGTTATAGGCCTATAAACTGCAAAAATGCAGTCCTATATATACTACGTATATATACCCGCACGTTGGTGTGTGGTATCCCTGAACTGTGGGGGCATACCCGCCCCACAGTTTCAGGGTACCCTCCACACACCGTGGCCGAAAAATCAAAAGGAGAAAACGCTATGAATTTTTTTATGCCGATGCGCCCGCCTACGGTGACGCATCACGATAAACAACTACACGCCTACATGAAAGGCGGCAAGCCCTGCGCTGTGCTGCATGACACCCCCGAGTTGAAAGCCGCCCGCGCCAAACTTCATGCAGCCCTGGCACCTTATGCCCCTGCACAGCCCATGACCGGCGCGGTGCAGTTGGTGGTAAAATGGCTGTTCCCGGCCGAGGGACGCCCGAACGGCAGCTGGAAAACCTCGAAGCCCGACACCGACAATCTGGAAAAGGCCTTAAAGGACGAAATGACCCGCCTGCATTTCTGGCGCGATGATGCCCAGGTGTGCAGCGAGGTAGCCGAAAAGTTCTGGGCCGACACGCCGGGCATTTACGTGGAGGTGAGGGAACTGTGAAATGTATGTACGGCCAGCGCAAGCGGGCCCTACCCTCGGATGTGCGGTCCGCTGCCATCCGGGCAGCACAGGGAATGTTGGCACAGCAGTGCGAGCAGGTCGTGCGCCGCAGCTGGAACGAGATGCTGGTGGCCATGCACCAGGCCGGGCTGTCGCCCCGGACCATCCGCCGGGTGACCGAGAAGCTGGACGCGGTGGTGCTGCCCTATGTGGACGACCTGCGCAACCCGGATGGCGGCCTGAAAAACGCCGGCAATGCCCAGCACGTCCGCGATGGCGACATCTGGGTGCATGAGTACCTGGCGGGGCATGGCATCCCGTGTTATGAGATTGTGGAGGTGGAAACGTGAGCGTGATTTTAACCATCCTCGGCGATATTGTGCTAGGCTGCATGTTTGCGGGATTCTACGCGCTGGGCGTCTCGGCTGGGAGGGCCGCCACCCGGCAGGAGCCGGAGAACAGCATCGCCATGGAGCACAAGCATGGAGGTGAGGACGATTGAGCAGCCCACGATACGACTGGTGGCCCTATGTAAAAGGCATGATCCGTCGCTACCCAGAGCTGTGTGCCCGGCAGGAAGAACTGCGCCGCACAAAAATGTCCCCGAACCTGACGGGAATGCCCAGCGCCCACGGCCAGACCAGTGACCCGGTCGCGGATGCCGCCCTGCGGGAACTGCCTGAGATCAACCGCCGGGAACTGGAGGCTGTGCGGCGGGCTATTGAAGAGACACGCGCCATGCCAAACGGTGAGGAGCGACTGGAGATGGTCAGGCTGGTTTTCTGGAAGAGGACGCATACATTGGAGGGGGCAGCGATGAAATGCCATGTGAGCTATGTTACAGCAAGACGGTGGCATGGAGAATTTATCAAAGGTGTAGCACAGACATTTGGATTATTATGATTTTTTAGTGTTTTCGGGTTGTTTTATCATGATTTTCACAAGATTTTTCATCTTGACATATGGATTTTTCAGTAATTTGTGGTATAATATATGGACTATAGAAGCAGAGCAAAAAGAAAGGGGCGCAGAAATAATGTACAATGCTCTTGATGTAGCTCGTTATATTATTGATTACGAGGCGACACAGGGACGTACCGTCAGCAATCTGCGCTTGCAGAAGTTGCTTTATTTCGTTCAGTGTGCCTTTATTGGCATTTTGGGTTATGCTTGTTTCGATGACAACATTGAGGCATGGGACTATGGCCCTGTTGTGCCAAAAGTGTACCGTGCCTATAAAGAGTATGGTAGCACGGTAATTCCAGCTTCTTCTCGACCTTTAAACAATAATTTTTCTGATAAAGATAGCGCAATAATTGCAACTATGCTTTCCGCTACTAGCAATCGTACCACAGGTGAGTTGGTAGATATCACCCATCGACAAGACCCTTGGAAAAACGCATATGTTCCCGGACTAAACAATGTTATTAGCCAAAAAGCCATTGCTGACTATGCAAAGAGGATTTCGTAATGTCGCTTGAAGAAAAAGGACAGAATTTTATTCAACGCTTTTTAGACAATCACGGAAACACTAAAATAGGGGAAATTTCTTCTAGGGAATCTCCCATTCGTGAGATGGAGTTAAAAATCACTCTCCTTTGCGAAGAATTGAACTCTGTTTCTTTTGATGCAACACATTGGTTGGATGAATTATCAGAATTTATGAATACGGAATCCAATCGGCTACTTTATTCCTCTATTACAAACTTTGTTTTTCAAACAGAGCAACAAGATCGTATTTCTTCAAATATAAAAAGTGCAGCTGACCGAGTCTTAGCGGATTCAAAATTGGAGAATTCCAAAAGCGTATATTCGCTCGTTGTTCGTAAATCTGTATTAAAAATGTATGACCATATAAACTTGGCAATTCGTCAAAAGGCTCTTTTTGAAAAGAAGAAAGACGATTTAAAAGACCAAATCGAGGAAATTGCTTCACCTATAATTGAGAAAAAGAATACCGCATTGACAAAAGAAATGACGACGCAACTCGTTACATTGATTGCTATTTTTACTGCGCTTTCCTTTATCGTATTCGGTGGTATTTCTTCTTTAGACAGCATTTTTCAGTCTTTACAAACAACAATGGCCGACAAGAACACCGTATTGCCTACTCTAATCGTTGCAATTGCTTGGGCCCTTTGCTTGATGAATCTACTTTTTGGATTTATGTACTTTGTATTGCGAATTGCAAACCTACAAGTTCCTATAAATTCCAATGCACAAAATCTGGTACAGCGGTATCCTGTTGTATTCCTTTGTGACTTTATACTGCTTTTCCTCTTGATGCTTTTCGGTGGGATGTGGTTTGCCGAATGCAATGGTATCGGGAAAAAGTCTTTTCATTTTTTTGTGACAAATCATCCTGAATTGACTTTTTGGGGTGCATTTTCCCTTATGACTTTTGTCCTCATACGCATTGCTATTCGCTTGCACAATTTATATAAGGGAAAATAAAGCAATGAGCCACAAAAGCCAAAATTCCATGCTATAATACTATCATCAAAAGCCGTAAGGAACGGGAAACCGCCTTGCGGCTTTTGTGTTGCCGAGGGTTGGGCAGCCTCCGGTGGCGACGAGTCCATAGCGAATCCTCCTATTCTTTATCACAGCTGACAGCCGGGAAAGACCGGCGCTTTTTTGTAGGCGTAGCTTAAGGCAGAGCAGCGGTCTCCAAAACCGCAGGATGAAGGTGCAAGCCCTTCCGCCTGTGCCATCCACTCCACCAGCCCGGAGAAGCTCACACATCCTTTTTTCTCTTCTGTCTGTGTGCTGGCGGGGTGGGCTATTTTACTTAACGAGGTGCCCCATGCTGAAAGCCTGCCCTTACTGTGGGCGCATCCATGATACAAGGTTTGACTGCGGCCAGCGGCCTGCCCGGCGCAAGAGCGGGGGCAGGGTAGATGCTTTCCGTGGCAGCAATGCCTGGAAGATCAAGCGGGATGCCATCCGCAGCCGGGATCTGAACCTGTGCCGCGTCTGCCTGGCAGCAGGGCGGCTGCAATGCAGTGGGCTGTCAGTGCATCACATCGAACCTTTGGAGGAGGCCTGGGCGCTGCGGCTGGAGGATGACAACCTGTTGACCGTATGCGGTCGCTGCCATGAGCAGGCCGAAGCTGGTCAGATCCCGCGGGAAAAACTGCATACACTGGCCCGTTGTGCGCCGCAGCTAATCCCCCCGGCATCTACCCCGGCAAAAATCCAAGCGCCCGCACCACCGACTGGGGACCTTCAAAAATAAAAAATTCCCGAAATGGGGAATTGAGATTGATTTAAATACCAAAGCGAGGGGAGGGGAGAAGATGGGACGACCGAGCAAAACGGCGGCGGGGCTGGCCCGCCATGCCACCAAAGAGGAACTGGAACAGCGCCAGGCAGCAGAAAAAGCGCTGCTGACGGGGCGGCACCTGGAGGAGCAGGAGGCCGTGGCCGGGAATGAAGCCGCGCACCGGGAATTTTTGCGGGTGCAGCCGATCCTGGCAGCCATCGGTAAAGACGATGCGCTGTACGAGAACGTCATCAACCGCTACTGCCTGCTGCGGGCAGAATGTGAGGAGTTTGAAGCCCTGCGGGCGACCTTCCTGCGCAATCTTGATGAGCTGCAGGACGATACCCGCCTGGAGCCCAGCGAACGCTTTACCCTGCAAGCCAAGATGCAGAAATCCATCCTAGATGCGGACAACCGGGTACAGGCCAAGCGCAAGATGATGTTTGACATCGAAAAAGAGTGCGCCATGACCGTGGCCAGCGCCCTGCGCAGCGTGCCCAAGACCCCCGCTGCCAAAGAGAATCCGCTGATGGGGCTGATCGGCAATGGCTGACAGCGTCAAGCGCTCCCCGGCGGTCAAGTACGCCAAATGGTGTCTGCAGCCTGACAATGACCAAGTAGGCAGCTATGTGAAAAAGCAGTGCGCACAATGGCTGGACATTGTGTATGGCCGGGTGCCCGGTGTGCGGGTAGACGAGGAAGCCTACCGGCGCATCTGCGGGCTGCTGCGGCTGATGGTCCACCCGGATCTAGGCTGCCCGCTGTACGAGGGGCTGGAAGATTATGCCTGGCTGCTGATCACGGCGGTGCTGTGCACCAAGGACCGGCGCTGGCGGCGTTATTACCAAACCGCCGTGCTGGAGATCTGCCGCAAGAACTACAAGACCTTTAACTCCGCCATCATTTTTATTTTGCTGCTGTTGACCGAGCCGAAGTTCAGCCGCTTTTTCTCGGTGGCTCCGGATCTGAAGCTGTCCAGTGAGTTGAAAGTAGCCATCCGCAAGATCATCAAAAGCAGCCCGGCGCTGGCGGATGAAAGCATTTTCAAGGTGCTGCGCAGCGAAATTCGCTGCAAACCTACCGACAGCGAGTACACCCCACTGGCCTACAGCCGGGATAAGATGGACGGCAAGCTGGCCAACGCCTTTTTGGCGGACGAGGCCGGTGCCATGGATGCCTACCCCATAGAGGCGATGCGCTCCAGCCAGATCACGCTGGAAAGCAAGCTGGGCATCATCATCTCGACCCAGTACCCCAACGATGACAACGCGATGATCGATGAGATTGACATCTCGAAGAAAACGCTGGATGGTCTGCTGGAGAGCCAGGCGCGGTTCAGCCTGCTGTATGAGCCGGACACGGCGCTGCTTTGCGATGATTTGTGGATGACCGACGACCGGGTGATCTACCAATCCAACCCGGTGGCGGTAAAAAACGCCACGGTCTTTTCAGCTTTGCGGGCCATGCGCACGATGGCTGTGCTGTACGAAAACAAGCGGGAGAACTACCTGTGCAAGCACAACAATATCAAGTACAAGGGCCTGGGCGTAGAGGGCTATGTGGAGATCACCAAGGTGCAGGCCTGCGCCCGGCCCGAGGACCCGGAGTTCTGGCAGGGACGGCCCGTATACCTGGGACTGGACCTTTCCCAGACCGATGACAACACCGCCGTGGCGATGGCCACGGTGGCGGATGGGGTCCTGTACGCCAAGGTGTTTGGCTTTGTACCGGCCGACCGGGTGGAGTACAAGTCCAAGAAAGAAGCGGTGGATTACCGCCGCCTGATCGCCGCTGGGGTATGCTTTGCCTGCGGCGATGAGGTGATCGATTATAGCTTTGTGGAGCGGTTCATCCTTGAACTGCCGAAAAAATACGGCGTGGA